TTTGCCATAGTAAGACCCCTCGACTGCTGCGTTAAAGGAACACTCGAACTCTTGGTTGTACCGATCCTCGCCCATCTCTCGATAGGCTGCTTTAAGCTCTGCGTCCGGCAAAACCCCTGTCTGGCTAGCCTTGAACTGTAGGAACTTCCAGCCTTCCTCGGTCTTAGCCCTGTCCGCTAACTCAGCGAAATGGTTATTACCTTTAGGAGTGCCAATGAAACAAGCCCACCCAGTACGGTCGGCAAGAGCAGGTCGGACGATTTCGTTCCAAATGCGTGGGTTCTGATCGCCAACTTCGTCGATAACCACGCCATCAAAATACTGCCCCCTAAGACTGTCAGGATTATCAGACCCATATAGACTAACCCGACGCCCATAAAAATCAGCGCGTAACTCAGAGACATTGTAGGTAGCTCCTAATGACCGTGTGTACTTCTGAAGGTAATCCCACGCTACCCTTTTGGCTTGTCCGTAGGTAGGCGCAATGTAGGCAAATCGTGGGTCTGGCTTGTCGCACTCGATAGCGGACTTGATGAGATGGTTGATAGCGGCTACAGATTTGCCCATACGACGGTGAGCAACCACCACAGTAAAACGATGCTGCTCAATCGCATCATGTATCTCTAACTGCTGATCTCTAGGATCGTAAGGAATGACAATCTCTGTCACTTAACGTATCCGCAGTTCAGGCACTTATTGTTCACTAGGAACGCGCTGCAACTTGGGCAGTTAATCATCTTGTACGTCATCTTTAGCCTTCCCGCCCCATCGGACGATCATTTCCTGTGCGCCACCATTAGCACCAGTAACCTCTTGCTTCTGCGTTTCAGCCCATCGCATCTGAGCCTTAGTCCACCAGATCAACGCAGTCGTATCACCGCCCTGAGCCTTGCTAAACAGCGTCTTGGCTATCTGTGCGCTGGCTTTAGCCTTGCCTACGTCTAGCTCAGTCCGATAATGCTTCCGCAGCGTCTTGTCATCGATGCCGATCAATGCGCCTATCTGCTCATGGGGCAAGCCTAGTCCTGCCGATGTCTCGACTATCCGCTTGTTTTCTTCACTAGGAATATGCTCGTGGCTCATAATCTGTTTTCTTAAGGGGAACTGTTAACTGTCTGCTAACAATACGGCTTTCTTGCCGGTGAAATCTTCCCATCTCTTTACTATTACATCACAGTATTTAGGGTCTAGTTCCATCATTCGCGCTTGCCTTCCTAGCTTCTCGCAAGCAATCATCGTGCTGCCTGACCCGCCAAATAGATCAGAGACTACATCTCCACCCTTGCTGGAATTTTGCAATGCTCTTTCTATTAACGCAACAGGCTTAGGAGTAGTGTGACCTTCTACTCTTTCTTTATCAAATTTCCAAACGCTAACCTGCTTTCGGTCTCCATAAAACGAATGGCTACCGTCTTTCATCCAACCATAAAGACAAGGTTCATGCTGGCTTTGATAGTCTGTTCTGGATAATGTTAGGCTGTTTTTTGCCCAAATTATCATGCTACTAAAATGGAAAAATTCCCTAAAAACCTGATGAAATATGTCCGCACACTTGTCAGAATGGAAAACATAACAAGCCGCGCCAGACTTGGATGTCGCAAAGTAATTACCAAACGAGCCGCGGAGTAATTCCTCAAGACCACCGCGGTCATCGTTGTTGATCCCTTTATAGTCAACGCCATACGGAGGATCAGTAAACACCATATCTGCCTTTTGCCCATCCATCAGCTTCTCTACCGCATCAATGCTCGTGCTATCCCCACACATTAACCGATGATTGCCAAGTTGATAAATATCCCCTAGTTTCGTCTTGGGCTCTACTGGGGCTTCAGGTACGGCATCCTCGTCCGTTAATCCTTCAACTTGCTCAGGCTCCAGCAAATTATCTAGCTCTTTAGGGTCGAATCCGAGTACATCCATCTCGAACCCTTGTTCCTTTAGGTCGGCTAGCTCCAACGATAATAAGGTCGTATCCCAACCTGCGTTCATGGCTAGTTGATTGTCGGCAATAACGTAAGCTCGCTTCTGGCTCTCCGTCATGTGCGCTAACTCAATAACCGGAACTTCCTTCTGCCCTAGCTTTCTAGCCGCGAGCAGCCTTCCATGACCAGCTATAACGCCGCTTTCCCCGTCCACAAGGATAGGGTTAGTCCAGCCGAATTCTTTGATACTTGCCGCGATTTGAGCTACTTGACCGTCAGAATGTGTCCTACTGTTCTTGACGTAAGGGATGAGCTTCTCTACTGAGACTGTCTTTATCTGCACTTTGCACTACCTTTCCGGTGTCATGCGTAAATAAGTTCGTACATATCTGGACGGTTCTTCATTATCCACGCCCTCGGTTCCTCATGGCATTTCTTGAAATCAACGCCTATCGTCTGGCTCCCTGCATGATGCACATAAGCCCTACTGACGAAATGCTGATAACCCGCCACGTTTAAGTCATGACATATTATATTATCTGAATACCAATTAGTTGATGGGAACTTGGCTACGTTCCATACTTCCCGGCTAATGCTTGCCCAGATAGGCGCAATCACCGGAGCAACCTTTATCTGCTGCTCACTTTCCCACCCTAGCGCACTGCGTCTATCCCCATCGACCGGAAACCGTATGTTCTGATCCGGCAATACATAGTCGCTCCTAGCCCCTAAAAACCCGACTTTGAAGCCTCTTTCTCTCAAAACCTCAGTGTCTTCCCTCATTAACGATAGCGTATTTGGATTAAGAACCACGTCATCGTTAGCTAAAATCAATGAGTCAAACTTTCCATGCTCGAAGGCATAGTTGACGGCTGCGTTATAAGCATCTCCGAAATTGGTAGCAGGATTGGGTCGGTAGATGAGATTGTCTGTGATTTCTCTTGCTCTAGCCCATAATCCCAAATTATTACTACATAAGTAAACGGGCAACTTGTCACCATAAACGCGAATAGACTCCAACAGCACCGTTATGCCGGGATTGTTTACCGTACAGATTACGATTGCTTGCATACGCCCCAGAAATACAAATCTGCCGGATTGGTGTTAGTAGAAAACTCATAAGTTGCAAACTTTGAAAGATCGCAACTATTCCTAATATCCTGTTCCGTTAGGTTCCGGTAGTAATCACCGCAAAATGGCGCATCATCCGGGCTTGTGCGCCTCGTTCCATGTTCAGCCCTACCCGTAGTAGCGCAGGTAAAGAAAACCAGCCCCGAAGCCATCCTAGCCATGTTATTGAAGGTCTTTACCCACTCAGGGTTATGCTCAAAACACTCGCAGCTAGCAACAACGTCAAAACTATCGTCAGGGTAGGTAAGCTCCTCACCCTTAGCCACCACATCAACCCCCCGTCCTTCGCCAAGATCAACCCCAACATAATCACAGCCTACAAAGAATTGCCGGATAGAACCGTTAATGTCAAGACTGCCGATGTCTAAGACCTTAGCCTCAAAAAAATACTGTGGGAACCGCTTTTTTAATCCAGACACAAAGTCTAGCTGGCTCTGGTGGCTCATTTTTTCTTGTTTCTTGCGGATATAGCGGCTGCTTTAGACTTTGCGTCAGCCTTAGAACTGGCTCCCCATGCCTTCAGACTCAGGAGCAACCTAGTAGGTTCACCGTTAGGCTTACGTTCTGCTCCCGGCATATTACCCATCCGGGCTAGAAATGAAGCACGACGAGGATTATCGCCAGATTTAACAGGAGGCTTAAGATCAGAGCCGGGATTTGCAGCCTCATAGGACTTGCGACCCTTCTCATTTAAGCCGCCTTTAGGGTTCTTGCCAGCCTTCTTAGTCCATGCTGCGCCCATTTTTACCCCGTTTATGCTTGCCCATAGGAATCTTGATCTCGATTTCTATTTCATTAACACCATTTTTCTTTTTTTCTTTTTCTTCGTCGAGATACTCTTTTAGCAACTCTTTGTCAGATTTCTTTTTACCGTTCTTCATTTCTTCCTCGGCTTGGCTGTCTTAGCTGATTCCTTAAACGCCTGAGCAGTAGGCGCACCTTTAGCACCCGGTTTACGCATTTTCTCGCCAGAACCCTCAGCGATACGTTTCCGTTTAGCATTGATCGCATCGTACAAACCCGGATCACCCTTTTTCTTCATTTGTACCCTCCGACCGATAAATTAAGATTTTCATCGCCCAAAAACTCAGCCACATCTCGGCATAATTCATAAAAATCATCATAGCCAAAATCTGACTTCATCCTGTTTATTGCTTGGCATACAAGAATTGTATTGTCTTTTGTGTAACCTACTGAGCTATCAATTCGTTCAATAGAAACAGTTTCTAGCTTCCCTGCATTTAGCGTCATTTCCCTGCCGCTGTATGCACAAACTCCATCTTGATCTTGCCAGCAAGCAACAATATCTTTTATTTCTAATGAAAATTCTTGATTTCTCTTTATTGCTGCTTTTTTTGCATTTCTTAAAAAAATTTTAGCCCTACCCTCGATTGTAGAATTTTGTTTAGCCCTAGATTTGTTGTTGCCTTCTGTGCAACATACTTTACACCAACTATGAAAACCGTCTGAAGTTAAATGATGCTTGAAGAAAAAATCATAAGACTTTTCCTCCTTGCATCTAAAACAAACTTTCATTTCTTCTTGCCCTTCTTAGCCATGCCAGCCTCACTTAGGGCAATAGCTACGGCTTGCTTAGGATTGGTCACGACCTTACCGCCCTTGCCTGAGTGTAGAGTTCCCTCTTTGTACTCACCAATGACCTTGCCGACCTTCTTCTGAGCCTTAGACATCTTTTTCATACGACCTCCAGATAACCACGTTCAAAGAACAAGCCGATGGTCTTTCTATGAGCTTCTTCCCACATTTCTAACCGCTGCTGCTTGGAAAGATTTTTACCTTGGTCAAGCTCAAAATGGCATAAAAAACAAAGGCTAGCAATCCTAAAATCACTAGCCTTTATACCCTTTCCTTTCCCATCTCGCAACTGATTCGAGTGGGCTGCGACTACTGTTCCGTCCTCCTTGCCGCAATGCTGGCAGGGTAGGTCTCTAGCCTTTTCAAGTAGCTTCTTGTTTCTGTACATTAAAGTTCTTAGCCGGATAATTGACGAAACTCTCGCCCTCGTTGCACTCCTCGCAGCAGGTAACGATCTCGCCAGACATATCCCTAGCCCTCGGAACCTCATCCCAATCTACTACCCAACCGCAATACTCACATTGTGCCAAATTGCTATCATCGATCTCGTTCATTGTGTCACCCTATCCATTGTTCGATTAGAAGCCTCCTGACTGCGCCAAACGTCGACGCGAGCCTGTGCTGCAATCAACTTCCACCTAAGCTCCTCAGCCTTTTCTACAGCCGCCTGAAGCCCTTTTAGTAAGGCTTGGTACTCTGGATGAGCATAAGCCTGATTTTCCCTGTCTGCGACTGTATTACCTATTGCCTGACTGAACAGGATTGCTTTCTTGCTTTTCCGAAACTCCTCTAGGTACGTTACCTCAGCCTTAGCCTTGGCGTAAGCCGTAGAGTTTCGGTAGATAAAGTCGATTGCCTCATGAGGATCAACCTGCATACTGAGCCTCAGTAATGGAGACTCTGATTGCCTCAATCAGCTTCTCAGCGTTCTCAGGCGAGATAGACAGGTTTGCGCTACCGTTGGACAACATCACGTTAATCCAGACGTTCTTGCCAACCGTATCAACGAAAATTGCTGTGTGTTGGGTTGTTCCTTCAACTTTCATAATGCCCCCTAGATTTTGAAGATTACTAACTCTGAAATTTCTTCCCGGCAGTCAGACGGTATCCACCGAGTAAAGTCATTTGCCATTGGGTCGAACGAATAGCCTTCCTTTAGAGTCACCATCCAGCCAGCTTCTCCACCGCCTTCTGGCATCCATTGGATTGACTCAATACCCTTTTTCATGATGCCCCCTAAAAACCGGGGTTTCCCCCGGATGGTTGTTTAGTTAATCAGCTTTAACTTGCTTACACCGCCACGAGTTCCAATTAGCATTTGAACAATCACGAATTTTTCGTACCATTGGCAACCGACATTCGACACTTGCACAAAAACTTTATCGCCAATTTCTTGTGTGCTAACTTTTAATTCACCGTCGATGGAAGTGCTAAATTTCCAATCAATCCAGTTTTTTGTAGCTACTGTTTCGATTACTTTTGCTTGCTTGGCGTTCATGTCGATCCCCTCAGAAATCCCGCTGTGTGCTGCGGTATGGACGTATCTTCCCAAAACTGTTTCGGAGCGTCAACACATTTATTTCTATCGGTAAACACATTGCTATAGGTAAACACTATTCCCGGCAAACCTCTTTCACCGCCTTTATTGCGTCAATTACGTTACTGACAACAGTTACCTGACCTTTCCATGAGTGATGCCATAAGACCTGATCCGGGGTTAGCTTGGCTTTCTCATCCCGTTTTATCTCCAGCAGGACGTTTTTACCCTTGTAGCCTACGAGAATATCCGGGCATCCTTTGCCTACCGCATGGAGATGCTCGACCTCCATCCCCAAGCGTCTTAGCTCTTTGACAATCTCGACTTGATTGGAATCCACCCGTTTATAGACCACGCCAATCCCCTTTCTTGCCCCGGTTACCAAGCTCCCATTGGATGCGGCAATCTTTCTCCAGCTTCTCCCGCCTATCACCCTTGACCCTAGACAGATAATCCATTGCCTTGCCCCTGTCCTCTACTCTCCATGCTAAGACTTGGCGCACCTCGCACCTATGCCTTGAAACTTCCTCGGTTGTCGAAGTCAATTCTCGCCCCTATCCTCTCCACAAACTGCTGGCTTAGACTGTCGTACCAAAGTCCGTACCACTCAGTGCCATCCCCATTCCGCTGTTTCTCGCACATTAGGAACGTATCCGGCTGGCTCTCATCTATCTGCTCACCCCTATTTTTGGCGTTTTCCTTCTTCTTGTTTCTCCAGACCAAAAAGACGTTATCCACCTGATCCGAGATACTTCCAGACCCTTTCAGGTCGTTCTTATTTGGCTGTGTCTCGTCCGACTGCTGTTTGCGGATATGGTGGACTAGGTGAATATGGACGTTATGATCTCTTGCCAGTGCCGTTAGCTCGTCGATAAAAGACTTTTGCCCGTTAAAGTCATCCTCGTTTTTAACGCACTTCATTAGGCTGTCGATAATAATGTGCTTAACGCCTAACTCTGTGGCGCAATACCTTGACATTGCAATAACCTTCTCTGGTGACGTAGTTCCCTGCTGGTCGTAAAGGTACATATTACTACCTAGAAACTTGTCCATCCGGTCAACCATCTTTGTGATAAATCCTGCCCTGTCGTGAGTCAACGGATCATCTAGCGATTCACCGGAAAACTGCCTAAGCATCCGCTGTAGCGTCCTCTCTGGCTTCATCTCGAATGACGCTATGCAGACCGATTGACCTTGCTTCACCAAGTGCAGCGCAATTTGACCTGTGATGAGCGACTTACCGCCACCGTTAGAACCTGCGTAAACCGTAACCTCGCCCTCACGATAGGCAAAAGAATCATGTGTTCTAACCCAAGGCATCACAATCTTTTTCTCGACTGTTTCCGATAGGTAAGACTCCTTAACAGACTCTAACCAATCCCTAGCCTTCTTGACCCGGATCGTTACATCGTTAGCGTGAAGGTACTTCTCAACGTCAATGGTCTCGGATTTTAGGATTCGGGCTTTCCTAGCCTCGTCTAGCTCTATTGCCCTCGCTTCAATGCTCATAGTTCTTTTCCTTAATCTTTGCCAGCAACATCGTAGAAAACTCGCTAGGCTTCTTCGTTAGGTTCCAAATAGCCTTGATTTCTGCGGTAGATAAGTCTTTCCATCCAGCAATCGGCTCCTCTGACTCAGGCTCTTTCGGAAACTCAATCAGCGGCTCTCCGGCTAGTCGATCAGCAAGGGCTTTCGTTAGGGCATGGTTTGTGTACATCAGCTTTAGAATCTTTAGTAGCTCCTCAGCCTCATCTCTCGTTAGCTCGATAGTCAAGTGTTCTTCTCCTTCAGCTTGGCTTCGATGGCGCGTACAAAACTGCCAGTATTGTGAGTATT